CTGTCCAGTTTTCGTCATCTTCAATCAGGTCAGCGTCAGCAGCCTGTTCATCAGTGCCAAGGTGAAGCTTGAACCTAACTTTGTTTTTGTATGTCCCGGTGGTCACAAGACCGTCAGCATCAAGGAATGAAACAGGGATTTCAACTTCATTCAACCAATAGCTTGTCACCGCTTCAATTTCATGACCTGCAAGAGCTACCACCATGTGAAGAAACTGCTTTTTATTGCCTGTTGTGTTGGCATATACCAGCGGCCCTGACACGATCAGTTCACCATAGACCAGACGCCGCGCTTCAACAGCTGATCTGATGATTTGAGTTCTGGCACGGGCTTCATCAGCAATTGCACTGCCACCAAGCGGTGATTTGGCTTTACCAAACAAGGCACCCGCCACAGCATTCATTGCCAGACTGATGACCATGGATGTGGCAACATACACTGCTGCATATAGAAGTGAAGCAGCTATTGAACCAGCAACCACAGCGCCCGCTGAAGCAGCAGCAGCCACCACAGCAGCAGCCACAACAGGTGCGCGTGTGGTGTTACCCCAAGGGCTTTGCGTGTTTTTAGTCCAAGGTAGTTTCATATTTTCCAACCCAGTTCACAGTCAATTAATGGAATTCGTTCTAAACCATCCGTTGGATGTAAGAATAAACCATAACACCCTGATAAATCAACCATCCCAAGTGCTTCACCAAGTTCTGAATTATAATAGACGATATCACCACGCCCTGCACAAGCAACAGGGACTTCGATTAGGCCATATTTTCTGACCATTTCAAGCACACCCCGCCCTGCAAACTTCTTCACATCACGCAATGCTTCACGTTTGTTTTTTGGATACATCCCAAACGGTTCATATAAATCTTGACCCGTCAACACCTGAATGCATGACGTGACGAATGTGCAACAGTTCCATTCAGCCCAATCAAAAGGACGATCAGCAACTGATTTTAAATAGTCACGATATACGCAAGGCCAGTTTTCAACACGGGTCATTAGTTGGGCCATACTAATTCTTTACCCACTGTTTGCTCTACAAATTCAAAACCTTTGTCATCAGGGAAAAAAGCAGCTTGTGATGCGCCGTTGTAACGGTGACCGGGTGCTTGCTCCCATCTTATCAGTCTGGACTGTGCTGACAAAGTGATTTCAGCTGTTGTGTCAGCTGCAACATCCATTGTGTCAATTATACCCCAAAACATCAGAACAGGGTCAGGGATAACTTGAAAATTTTCATCAAGGAAAGCAAACCACATTTTGCAATCACGCCCTTGATATTGTTCATTTAGCACAATTGACATATCTTCAGCCTGAACACCTGACAGGCTGAATTGCACTGTATATGCACGTTGTTCAGACCCTTCAGCCACACCTGACACTTTGCCCAACGCACCAGCACCTAGATATGTGTTCCCGTCATACACAATGTTCATTGGGGAATTATTCACATAGACAGGTGCGCTTTCAAAGTCAAAATACACCAATGACACAAGCCTGACATGACCCGCTTCACTTGCAGCCACTGCTGCTGCTGTTGCATCACGCCCCATCAGTAAACACCTCTATTGCCTGAATTTGGATATTACCAAACATTGTATTGCTGAAATTCCACCTGCTTTGCCCACTATCAACCAACCGCATTTGACACATTGCGCCTGTCACAGTAACGGGTGCCTGATCAGCTGGGGAATTCCTGATAGGCGGTTCAATAGTGACTGTGCTATCACCTGACCCGTCACTGTCAGCGTCTTCAACTACTATATGAAGCTCACGGCCAAAAACAGCATTGTCAAACTGTATATAATCACCAGCCTTCAGAATACCTGTCACAGTAGGGGTGAAACCTTCAAGGATGATAGAACCACCCACTTGTGATGCGCCCTTGACCACAGGGGTGCCTGTGTTGACACCTAAAGGCCCACTGATTAAATAGTCAGGGTCACCATAATAAAAACGCCCTGCTGAACCGCGCAACCGCGTCAGGAATGACTTCCACAGGCGCACGTCTGTCTGTGACAGATTATTAAATGACGCCTGCAAACTCCATTTAGCACCGGGCATTTCAAGCGTCTGTGTTGTGCCTGACAATGGTGATGTGAAAGCCTGTGTGTTGGATTGTTGTGAAAATTCAGCTGTTGTGGGATTAAATGCCGGGAATGTTAAAATTGTCATTATCGTCTACCCATTGATTTTGCGAAAGACCCGCCTGCATTGGCTAGGGCTTGAACTTGTGCTGATGACTGTTTGACTGCACGGCTGATGATTGCAGGTTCTTCATCACGTAACACACGCCTGATTTTTTCTTCAACACCTTCTTCAGCACCACGTGCATCAATGTTGATCACAGTTGCACCGCCACCGCTGCCACCTGACATGGTCACAGGGATTGACCGCCCGTCAGGTAATGGCACAAAAGCTTCATTCTGTGACCCTTCACCGAACATTGCAGTTTGTGGGGTGTTAGCCACACCACCGCTTGCATATTTCTGAACACCACCACCTGTCATCACACCACCCTTGGCGAATGTGAAACCTTCAAACATGGAGCTTAGACCTCCACCGATCGCACCACCTAGTGCGCTTGTGGCGGGTTCAATGATTGCTTTTTGGATAGCCAGTTCAGCAAGCTGCATCAATACACCTTTCAAAGCATCCTTGACGCTTGCAGACCCGTTGACGACATCTTCAAACCCACCCACAATGGTTGATGCAGCCGCGTCACCAACTTCTTCAAGTTCTTTCATTGCATCTTTTGTTTTTTCAAGTTCAGTTCTGGCTTTTTGATTGGCTTCAAATTCTTTTTCCCATGCTTCACCAAACACAGTGGTCAAGTCAATCCCTGCTGCTAGTGCTGCATTTTCCAGTTCAATTGCTTCTGTCACCGCTGTGACGGCTGCTTCACCCTGTTTCCATGCTTCATTTAATCGTTCATTTTCTTCACGACTACGAACAACAGCGTCAAAAGACGCATTCTGATTGGCAACAAGCTTTTCAAGTGCCGCGTCAGCCGCTTTTTGGGCTGCTGCTGCTTCAGGGGTCACAGGTGCAACAGGGGTCTGATTGACACCAGCCGTTGCTTTCAACTCTTTATATGCTTGTGTCAATTTCCCAATGCTGTCAGTGCTGTTGTCATTGGCAGCGGTGGCATTAATGGTGTTGATACGATAATCAGCAAGGCCTGCTGAAATCACATCAAGTTCATCAGACCATTCAGCGAATGTGTCACCCACACCGGGCATGTTTGACCACAGGTCAGTGAATAGCTTGGCACCTTCAACAACACCTTGTAAAAACAGCGTCCATGTGGACAAAAACCACTTCAACGCGTCAGCTGCGACATTTGCTGCCTTTGGTAAGATATCACCGAACCAGTCAGCAAGCGATTGCAGCACTGGCAGCATGTCAATGACGAATGACTGACTTGCGCCTGACATTTGTGCTTGTATTCTAACCAGACTGTCATTGAACTTTGCCATATCCTTTGCAGCAGTATCAGTCAACGTCAAACCAAAACGGTCAGCTTCTTCACGCATGGCAAGGATACCAGCAGCCCCATTCTCCATAGTTTGAAGTAGTGCCACACCTTCACTGTCAAATAGCTTCATTGAAAGCCGGACTTTGTCAGCTTCATTGTCTACTTTTGACAGTGCGTCAGCGATAAATTCAAATTGTTTGTCAGGTGCCAGTTTATTCAGGGCTTCAGCGTTCAGGCCAAGTTCTTTCAACGCGTCTTTCGCTTCACCCGTGCCAATGGCTGCTTCAGACACACGTCTGGTCATGCGTTGCCAGCCCATAGTCAAGGTTTCAATCCTGACACCAGACAATTCTGCAACGTGTTTATATTGTGAAAGGGCTTCTGTTGAAACACCAAGGCGAATTGACAACTTGTTCAATTCATCACCTTGGTTGATTATTTCCTTAGTCATACCAGCAATAGCAGCAACACTGACAGCGGCAAAGGCAGCAGCAAAGGCAGTTTTAAAACTACCCAAGCCTTTGGTCATGCCACCAAGCCCTTTGTTCACCTGATCAAAAGCCTGTTGGGATTTGTTCTTTGCAGTGATTTCGACTTGTACGTCAGTCTTTTTGCGTGCCATTTTTAGTTATCCTGAAATAAGTCACCCACATGTTAAATTCAACAGTAGTCATATTCATGACATCTTGCAAGGGTCTACCCCAACGATCAGCCAGACGCATTGCGTGAAGCGTCCAGTGATCGTCAATTAGTTTTTTTCAATTTCGTCTTCATCAACAGCGAATGCTGTCATTAAATCTGAAGCAAGTGCAATCAACACTGTGGGGTTTGCAATACGCATCAATTCAGGTTTGTCTTTACGTGTGAACACAGGTTCACCTTGTTCATCACATGCAAGTGCAAGAACCGTTTCAACACAGCGGTGGATGTCATCACTGTCTTTGGTGCGTTTCAAAATCTGACTACGTTGTGACAAAGTAGGGGGGAAAGCATAGAAAGTTGTTTTCCACTCCTTCACATCTATTGCCACAGGTTCAAGCTCTTTGAAATGTGATTTTATGTTTTCTAATACAGTCATTATCCAGCCCCTAGAATAAAGTTAAGTTATGCAACAACGTCTTCAGTTAAAACGCCGTTACCCGTGAATGAGAAAGAAGCCTCAACCATCCCGTCAAGTGATGCACTACGGTCAATTGATGTGACAATTGCAAGACCTGAATAGAAAGTGTTGGTTGAAGTGTTACCTTCAGGATATAGATTTAAAGTGACTTCAGCACCTGTTGTCAGTGCGCCTTGACCAGTGGTGTCAGTTTCATCCCACCAGCATTCAATTGACCCTGACCAGCCTTTCAGACCAGCTTTAAATGTGCGCCAGCTGTCACCCATTGTGCTGTCTTCAATTGTGTCACCTGCTTCTGCAATTGACCATGAACGCACCTCTGCAATAACATTTGCCGAAATTTCAACGGAACCTTCAGAACCTGTATGATTAGCCATTATCTGAACCTTTCTTCAGTTTTGTTTTAGTGGGATTTTTAGCAACGATTTCAGGCTGCTTCCAACCCTTGCGTTCCATGTTTGCAACACTATCAGCGTGAACCATTATAGTTGACTTACCGTGTGTCATTTTAACTTGTTTCATGCTGTCACCGTTGGGTTTGTTTCAATAGTCCAGTAATTGACCGAAAACACCATTGTGATGCGTCCTGTCGGTTGCCTGCCTTCACCAGATAATTCAATATTAATTTCAATTATTCCGGCTGATTTCACCAACCCACCAAATGCAGGGTCAGCAGCAATTGCAGTTTCAACTTCAGCGTTGATTGTGTCAAGTACATTGTCAAGGTTGTCAGCAGCCTTTGCGATGCCTTCAACGACAAGTTCAAGGGTGCGTGTCTGTTTTTGCGGTCTTGACATTGTCGCATATTCAACACTTTCTTCATTGGAATAAATCAATAAAGCTGGTAAATTTGTTTCTTGTAAATTGTAAACACGTGACGCAAACACATTGACCCCGGTTGTTGTCAACCCGGTCACAAGTGCAGTCACATATTCCCTTATTTGCTGTCTAACGTGTGTCATTGTTTTTCCAATACTAAACGAGTGACGCCAGTACCATCAGATTGCACATCAACAATTTCATAGTTAATGCTTTCAACCACAACAGCCTGACCTTGTTCAGCACCCGGCACCTGAATGGTGGTGACAAGCAACACAGGTTGTGATGACTGAACAGCAACACCACCGTCAGAAACCGCTTCATAGAATTCATTATCATAATGACCCTGAATGGTTTCTGTGCCTTTCCATAGAACACTGACACCAAAGTCATCAGTGTCAAAAAAAGCGGCACGGTCTGCTACTGTTTCAGCTACCATTTTATTTAGCTACCCAACAGCAGTTGTCATCTTGGGCTTTATCAGCAGCGTGTGCTGCTTCATCCCAAGGCAGGCCGTTGGCATCAACATCAGCTGGTTCAGGGGCTGGTGCAGGGGCTGGTTCAGGCTTCTTTGCTTTACCCTTGACAGCTTTGTCATCAGCGGTTTCACCCTTGGCGTTGCATTCAACAAGTTTTGTGACGATTGATTTATCAAGTTTTTTCAAACCGATAACTTCACCACGTTTGAACTGGACTGACGCTGTGGTCATCACGTTCTTTGAATTCTTAACAGCAGCCAAGCGATTTGCACGGCGCTTCATTTGGTTTTTATCAAGTGACATTTCAGTGTCAGCTGGGATATTAACAGCATCAAGTGTTTTAAATAATTTCATAACTAAGCCCCTTTTTTAAGGAATAAACCCCGCCACCTTTTACAATGGCGGGGTTTTAGGTTTATTCAGTGTGAGCTAGATCATTGTCACAAGACAAGTACCCTGCCACATGCCATAACCAACATTGCGCCAAGCATCAACACCATATTGGTGTGCGTCATTGTCAAATTCAAATTCAGAACCTTCAGCTTTAACTGCAAGCTTTACGTCTGTTTCTTGTTGACGAATGAACGGCTTCACATTGCCGTCAGTACGCGCCACAACGAATTGATCAGTCCATGTCAAACGAGCGTTTGAAACAACTGAAATATTCATTGAACCGTTAGTGATGATATTCGTGTCACCACTGTCAAGTGTTGCTGTGGTTGTTGCAGCAATAGCCACATTCAGCAATGAAGTTGGGACCATCACCAAGAATGCGTTTGCAGTCTCATTGATTGGTTCACCTACGTCATCTTTGAAGCCATACATTTGCTGAATGGCAGCAAGGATTGCGCCTTGCATTTCAGCAGCTGATGGGGCTGTCACAGAACCGTGGTTTGTCACTGGCAATGCTGAAATATCAACATTGATGTCATTTGACTGAACACCACTAGTGCCTTCTTCATGATCAGTATCAAAGAAGAATTGACCATCATAACACAAAGAACTTTCACCGTTTTCAATCAATGTTGACAACAGTTTTGCCCAATGTGAATTGGTACGGTCAGCAAGTTCATTGACACGAACCATGATTTGACCAGTTTTGTCACGGCGCATTTCACGAACCAGAATTTCAAGCGTTGCTTCAAAATGCAAGTTCTTGATAGTGAAACCGTTTTCAGTGAAACCTTTGGCATTACGTCCACCAATCCATTCGCGCATTTGCGGGGATTGACCTAGCCACTTGTAAGTCTCACTTTCTTGATCGGAATTGAACATATTCGCAACAGCGTCAATCCAATTTTGTCCAGTTGCTTGTTCAAGGCGTGCATAATATGCACCGATGATTGCGCGTGAACCTAAACCTTGTGCAGACATTTAAACTACTCCTTAAGGTGCAGTTGAAACAGCGTCGAATGCGACAATAGCCACACCAGCTGAAACAAAGCGTTTAACATAACCAATGAATGTATTGGTTGATGCAACAAGGGTGAATGAATTATCATCAATTGCATAGACTGGTAAGCCCACGCTTGTGATGACGGCTGATGCAACAGCAAGTTGTGCCTGACCATAGGTTTTGGTTTCAACCTTGATGTCACCTGCTGAACCGTCTGAATTGTCAGCTGTCTGCATGCAGAAACCAACAAAAACGTCAGCTGATACCAAAGGACGGGCATAGCCTGATGAAAGACCCACAGCCGCGCCTTCATAGATGACATCACTTGCAACAACACCAGTGTGGTTGCGGTCACCTAATTCATAAGCGCGGGGTGTGTCTGCTGATAAAGTAGTCATTTTTCAACACTCCTTATGTGCGTTGTTTCAGTGATTTGACCAGACCGCTGTCAGAAGCTTTTTGCTCTGCAACGTAATGGTCAAAAGACATGAACTGTGAACGTAAATCAGCGTCTTTGTCCCAAGCAAGCTTGCAACGTTCTTCAACTGGTAAACTTGAATTCACGATTACAGCACCAGCAACTGAAGCGTCAGCTTCTGTGATTGGCACAGTGGTGATTGCTTCTGTCAAAGAAGCCATGTGACTTACGCCCTTGGCTTTTTCAGCAGCTGCAATTTGAATTGCAGCGTCTGCAACTGACACACCGTCAGCTTTGAATGATGCAACTAGGTCATCATGACCCGGTAGCGCAACAGCTTCAATGCCTTCAATGCGACTACGTTCAGCAGTTGCACCTTCAGCTGTCAAAGCAGCAGCGATGTCTGGAAAGTCAGTTTTTACACTGTCCAGTGTCACAGGTTTAGGCGTTGCCGCTTCCACCTGTGGGGTTGTTTGTTCTGTCATGTTGAAAGTCTCCTTCATTTGAACAGAAGCGTCACTAATGGGTGCGCCTGAAGACATAGCTGCAAGCACCCCCTCGAATGAACCGACAGCGTCAGCAAGGCCAGCAGCAACCGCTGCTTCACCCATTAACACACCGCCCTGTCCAAAATCCGTCAAGACTGTGTCAACACTCGCACCGCGAAATACTGCAACAGAACTGATGAATATATCAGCCAGCGCATCAATACGGGTCTGAATATCTTCAGCACCCGCTTCTGTCGCTGGGTCTAATTGTTTATTTGGTGACTGTGAACTGATGAACTTAATGGTCTTCACACCGTCAGCTTCATCTTTCGCACTTGTGTCAGTCACAGCAGCAGCCACACCAATTGAACCAGCGATTGCTGCACGTCCAATTGTGATGTGATCAGTCGCCGCTGCTATCCAATAGGCTGCACTTGCCCCTGTGCCGCCTATATATGCGTTTACAGGCTTCACGCCACGTGTGGCATGTATCATGTCAGCAAATTCAGCAATGCCGTCAGCCTGACCACCGGGGCTGTCAATGTTCATTAAAATACTATTGACGTTGGGGTCAGCCAATGCATCGTTGTATGTCTTGGCAAGCAATGACAATGATGTTGCGCCTGAATGCTGTGTCATCATATTTGAATAACGCATCACAGGACCTATCATGTTAATGATACCCACACCATCACGAATGGTGAACATACCTGACCGGGACAATACACCATCTTGTGCATCAACCGCGTCAGTTTTCCACAGTTCAATGGTGTCTTTGTCAACAGGGATACGGTCAGCAATTTCTGTGATGGTCTTCAGTGCCGCTGGCATGATTGCCCATTCACAGGAAAGGACGTGATGTAATGCGTTCATTCTTCTTCACCTTCAACGGGTTCTGGTTCATCTTCTTCAGGCGGGGTCAATGTGATTGGACGCCTGACACCATCTTCAAACCATGAATTTTCAACCTCTTTACCAAGTGCTGGCAGTGATAAACGTTCACGATAATGTTTTTCATCTTCAAGCTGTGGTGTCAATGCACCAGCACGAACAGCAGTAACATAGCTTTCAATTTCAGATTTCACACCTGTGTCAGTCAAACCAATGTCTTCACGTTTGTTTACTTCCCTTGCGCGTTGTGTGGTTTTGCGTTCCCAATCACCACCCGTGCGTTCTATTGTGACATCTTTCAATGTTTTCACACCTAAATCAAGGTATTTTTCATCTGAAGATGCTTCTTTTGTAGGGTCAAGACTGATGCGAGCGGGTCCAACCCATTCAGCACCACAGTATGCACGCATGATCATTGGGTCATCAAAGAAGCCCGGTGCTTGCAGTTCACCTGTGGCAATAGCTTCATACAGCATCCATTCATAAGTGGGCTGACAGAAGCGCCTGCCAAGCCATACCCGGCGCTTATTAAAGAATTGCCATGCAGTTTCAAGGGCTGCACGTGAAGCACTATATGATGCAGTGTAATGTTTGATTAGAACTTCAAAAGGAAGTTCAAGGGCAATACCAACCTGACGCAATATAGCCTGCATGAACGGGTCAAATGCGGGGTTAGGTCTACCGGGGTTCATCACTTCAATGTCTTCACCCGGCGCAAGGTCAACAACCATACCTGATGACATCTTGAAATCAGAACCTGATGTTGTGGCACCAGCTTCACCTGATGGGTCAGCGGCACCCAAACCAACACCGCCTTCAGTCTTGATGAACACAGCAAGCATGCCTGAAACCACAGCAGCCATAAGTTCTGCTTCAGTGTATCGGTCCAATTGCTTCAACGGTTCAATGACAGGTGCAAGATATGGTTCACCGCGTAGCTGTCCCGGTCTGTTCCTGTTGTATAAATGCAGCATAACCTGCTGACCATCTACTGATGCAGGGACATTTTCCCATTTGCTGATAGGCTTTAGACTGTTGCCGGGGTGACTGTCGCTGACATAATAGCCTTTGACACGCCCGTTGGTGTCAGTCTGGACACCAGCAACCAAGGTTGCACTGTCTTTTTTACCAGTTGGATTGCTGACACGATCACTTTCAAGGACTTGCAGACGCTGTGTGAACAGGTCTGTCTTCAGCACTTCAGCTGACGTGCGCCGAACAGCAAAACAATCACCGCTTTCAAGTGTGGACCTGAAAACTAAATCTTGCATTTCATAAAAATCTTGCTGGCCTGTATAGTCAGCTTCAGTGGCAAACACTTCAAACAATTGCTGTGCTGTCATTTCCCATTCACGTGCCGCGTCTTCAGACAGGCCAAGAAATTTAGCATTGATTTGTGAGTTCAGGCGTAAACCAGTCCCAACCACGTTGGTGACCACAGTGTTGATTGCACCACGGGCAATGGGATTGTTCCTGACAAGATCACGTGAACGATCACGTAATATAGGCAAGTCAGGAATAATGTCAGCATTGGCGTCAGTGTTTAATGTTGTCCATTGGGACATTGAACGGCGCTTTGTGGACGCGCCAATGTAACCACCTGCACCATCAGCAGCGGCAATCTTGACACGCGCTTCAGCACGTTGTGCGCCCCATACAGGCGCAACTGAATTAATGAATTGGTCCATGAAGTTCATGTTGGTGTTCCCAGCCTGACACGCCGCCCGCCGCCCGCAAGGGCTTGGGCTTTGTTGTCCCAGTATGTAATGCTATCACGAATATCTGACAGGTCAGCACGGGTCAATGAACGCCCGTTGATTGAATAGGATTGATTTGAAGCAACAGCATCTTCAGCTGCAAGCCATGTGGCAAGCTTTGCGGTGGCTTCTGCTTCAGTAACACCCGCCATTATAATTCAATCCCTTGTGACCTGACCCGGCGCTGTCTGGCAGCAGGTGCAGGTGTTGCACCGATTGCCACAGCGTGTGTCTTTGCGGTCATTCTATCGTGTTCAGCTTTCAAGTCAACATTGATTATTTCCAACGCTGCTAAATTATACACCCTGATGTCAAGTGCTTCATTGCGAATGCTGCTTGATTTCTTAACCCATTGCTTATAAGGCACCCCAGCCTTGAACCGTTTCACCGCTTTTTCTGATGTCAACTGGGTGAAGAATTCTTCTTCGTATTCAGAAGGGAAATGACAGAAGCCCGGCCCAGTGGTTTCAATGTTCAGGTTCATCAACAAGGTGTCTTTCCCTATATCCACATTAACCATGAACAATTTACACTGCACCGCGTTGTTGCGGGTGGGCTTTGCGGTCAGGGTGTTCCCGGTATTACCAGCGCGGCCCTTGATAGCAAACACACCTCCGGTGGCTTCTTTCTTTTTACAAAATTTATACACCGCTTGGGTATTGTGACCACCACTGTCAACACACATTGACTTGACCCAAAACCTGTCACCACCTTCACCGAACCATACACGTTTTGTGACACGCTTTTCAAGTTCATCCCATACACACACCTTGGTGGGGTCAGCCGGGTCAGGGGTCAGCACATTTGGGTTGCCATATATGACACCGCGTTCAATCCCCCACGTTTCACCATCCAAACCATGACCAACAACTTCCCATTCAAGGCGGTCAGGCTGTGTATCCACACCAGCTGTCAGCAATATCACACCATCAGGGATGCCTTCATAGGGTTCACGGCGCTGCATCAACCCTGTTTCATCAGCACTTTCACCACTTTCTTCCCATGTTTCACCCAGTGACGTGTTCGTGAACGTCTTCAATGTTTCAGGTGTCTTCTTTGAACTGATGAAATCAAGCGCCATTTCACCCAGCTTCACCCATGGGCTGTTGATTTCATTCAAGTGAAACCCTGCATGACCGTTGAATGGTTCAGTTGCCTGCCAATGTCCTTGTGATATAGCACGCCAACGTTCCACGTCAGTCCACAGAGTGCCACATTCATTGCACATATATTCAGCCTGTGCTGGTTCACCTTTAGGCCACTGGACTGAGGCCCATGTCAAAATCTGTTCATGCTCGCAGTGTGGACATGGCACAAAATAAAATCGTTTGTCACTTTCTTCAAACAGGCTTTCAATTCTGGACACACCTTTGATGGTGGGGGTGGACACATAGACGTGTTTTTTATTCCAGAATGTTTTGGTTCGTTTGGTGGACAGTTTCACCGGGTCACCTTCAGTCCCGGCGCTGGCAGGGTATCTATCAACTTCATCACACAACACAATTCTGATAGGACGTGACGCCAATGACGCGGGACTGTTCGCGCCTGCCATGGTGATGTGTCCACCGGGAAAGGTTTTATGTAATAAAGTGTTGCCGCTGTCACGTGCGCGTGCGTCTTCAACCTTGTCACTGATGCTGGGGGTGTCACGCAACATAGGCGCAAGCCTGTCTTTACTAAAAGCTTGTGCCATTTCAAGCGTGGGCTGCAACAGCAGCAGCGGTGCTGGGTCATGTTCCATGTGGAAGCCCACAATGTTCAAAATCAATTCAGTCTTGCCCACCTGTGCTGAACACATCATGACCACACTGGTGACGTTGGGGTCGCTGATTGCATCCATGGGACCGCGTTGATATTCTGCACGGCTGGTTTTCCACCGCCCCGGTTCAGCTGATGCTTCAGCAGATAGAACACGATTTTTGTCAGCCCATTCAGACACCGTCAACTTGGGTGGTGGCTTGAACGTCTTCAGTGCTTTACTAATCAGGGTTTTCATTTAAATCCCCTATCGTCAATTCATTTAATGTATCGTCAATCATTTCACCAAGCACGTTTTGCACAAGCTTCACTTCACCAAGCACGACAACCACAGGGGCTGCTTTCGTTGGAATAGCCAGAAGCTTTGCACGCACAGCACCAAATGTTTTTTGCATTGCAAGCAGCACTGTTGAACGTTCTATCAGTTCACCCTTGGTCTTGCGGTTTTCTAATTCCAATTTATCTGCACGGTTGATTTCAGTGCGTAGTTTTTCTTTGTCAATATCGGTGGCACCTGCTTGATGGTCTTGCTGATAGATCAACCGCAATGCAGTTGGTGCGTGATACAAGTCATGCACCCCACGCTTCTGTTGTGGTTGCAGTTCACCAAGACGTTTTTTGATGGTGGGACTGGAACTACCAGCAACTTCAGACAGTTGGTTGATCGTTAAAAAAGACAAGTTTGCCATTATACAGGAACCTTCAAATAATTTCTATGACTAAAAAAGTTATGCGATTTCGAAATACC